TTATCCCTCGTTGATGAAGGCGCCGAGACCGATGGACTGGCGCGTGCCGTTGCTGTTGATGAAGGCGGCGCGACCCATCGCCTGCCTGATGGATGCCGATACCCCGACCGTCAGCGTGAATGTTGCGAGATCGGCGGTGGCGCCGAGATTGTCGGTCACCCGCACGGAGAGACTGGCGAAAGTGCCAGATGCCGTCGGAGTGCCCGATACGGCACCGGTGGATGAGTTTATCGAGATACCGGTCGGCCAGCTGCCGACGAGAGAAAAGGTGTATGGGGTCGCGCCGCCGCTGGCCGAGGCGGTGAAGCCAGAGTAGGCGACGCCCTGGGTTGCAGTTGTGACGGGTGTGCCACCGATCACAAGCGGCGCGAGGCCGGCGAGGCCGCCAATGCTGGCACCGATGCCGGGGATCATCAGCCGATTGCCTTCACCAGATTGGCATAGATCTTGTTGGCGCCGATCACCTGGTAGAAGAGGAGGTCTTCCGCACCTGCGGCCGTTGATAGTGTGGGATCGACGCCGCCGGCGAACTTCCAATCCGCATGATAGGCCAGCGTGCGGCTTCCAGTTCCATCCTGAACGATGCGGATGACGCCGCTTTGCCCGACCTTTGTGTTCGACGGCTGGCCAAGCGTGCGGTTGCCGGCCAACGTAACCACGCCGTTGATGAAGGTTGCCATGTCGACCGCCACCGTCGCGGCATCGGCGAGCGTCACCTCTGCCGCGGCGCTGTAGACGTTGTCGGCGGTCAGCGCTTTGTCGGCCGTTGCGGCGCGCACCTGTGCGGTAGTCGCCTTCGCGAGCGCGCTGGCCTCCGCCGACCAGGCCGAACCGTCATAGAGGTATTTGGTGTCGCTCGTCTGATCGTATGCCTTGAAGCCTTCGAGCGGCGCGACGAAGATCCACGCCGCGTTGTAATAGATCGCGATCGCCTTGTTATGACCGCTGAAGGCGCCTGTGCCGGCCGTGCCGACCACGTAGACATCTCCCTCGGCGGGTGATCCCGGAGGTGCGTTATCGCCGACGCTTACGGCCTGGGTGTTGCCGCCTCCGACAGCCTCGAGGATGGCGATCGCCTCATTGACGGTGACGGAACGGTTGTTCTGCGCTTCCGCCATCTCGGTGATGCCGAGGCGGTTTGATGTCGTCATGCCGCTGCCCTCATTTCGACGCCTTGGCCATAGACCGCGGAAACCTGGTCGACGCCGGTCGTCGGCATCGTGACCTGCGGCGAACCGAAGTCGGTGGTCTGGTCGGCGGCGCTATATGTGTAGGTCTCGCTGCTGGCGTCGTAGCTGTTCACCAGCATACCCATGCCGTCGTAGAAATTGACCTTATAGGCTTCCGTCGCCTCGCTCATCGGCGGCGTTTCCGGCCCGCTTTCCGGCCATGCCTGTCCGAGCCTGTCGCGACGGTTCCATTTGAACGTCCAATCGCCAGTACCGGCGTCACGAACCGCGCTGACCAGCACTGGGGCCCAGCAACGTAGCCCCTTGCCATAGTTGGTGAAGGTGACCGCACCAGTGGAATCGAACACCGTCGAGGTCGGCACCGCGACATAGACGCGCGACAGCGTGCGGTCCCCATGCACCGGCCGCGTCATTGCCTGATCGTCGAGATGATAGACGGTGGCGCCGGCGACATGCCCGGCCATCGCAAACTCGGTACCCTTCAGCCCACGCAGCAGCGTGGAAAGCGTCCAAGAGCCGTCGAGGTTATCGACCACGGAGGCGGCACGGATATACTCCCAATCGCCTACGGTCGGGTTCCATACCGCAAATGCGTTGGAGGTCTCGCTGGCGAGCAGTTGCGCCTCGGTGATGCTGTCCGGCGCCGTTCCAATCGGCACCGCGATGCTGAATGAGGTCGCGCGGTCGATGGCCGCAGGATGCGGTCGGTTCGGCAGCGCCCCCGTCGCGATGCCTCTGATCATGCCGTTGGTGAAGCCGGCCCATGGCGCGTAGGTCTCACCGGCGTCCTCCGAGCGGTAGATCGTTGCGGATCGAAACGCACCGTCAGAAATTACCGCGACGCCGGCATAAAAGCCGTCGTTATCATCGGCCGACCGAAGAAGATGCCCATCGATCAAAGCCGGTGCCGCATCGGCCAGCCCGAGCAAGGTGTCGACGACATATGGCGTCGGTTGTCCAACGGCCTCGGAGACGAAGGAATCGCCCCGCTTGCGGAACTCCATGTCGATGACGTGATCGCCCGACATCTTGGTGAGCACCGCTTTTGCGGTGCGGCTCTCATCGAGCGGGAGGGTGACGACCTGGCCTGGATGCAGGTCCATATGCTTGGCGCTGACCTTCGTCTTGTAGACGATTGCGGCATCGCGCAGCGCGTTGAACAGGATGTCGGCGACCTTTGCGGCGTCATCGTCGGTCAGCACCTGGGCGGTGGAGAATTCCATCGTGCGATGGCGCCGCACCTTGATCGGGGCGCCGGTCTCGTCCGCCTGTGAGGGCTCATCGCTGAACTTCTGGTCGTCCTTGGTCGTGCCCGCCTGGGCGCCGGTTCGATAGACGGCGTCATAGCTTGGGTAGGTGATGATCATCTGCTCGGGCATGTCCAGCGCCGCCGGGTACTCCTCCGAGATCTGTATGGCATCGGGTTCGGCGTTGAGCGCCATGCCAGTTTCTTCAAACGCGATCGACCGGAACACGGCGGTCTGCCGCGGGAAGAAGGTCTGCACCCCATCTATCTGAGCCCAATCGACGAAGTTGACCCTGGTCAAATCCTCGATGGCGCCACGTGGCGGTGTCCCGGAGCGATCGCCATAGCCATAGATCACCGTCGGGACCGCAGACGCGTCGGCGAGCAGGCCGGCGAGACGGCACTCCGCCACCAGGACATCCGCAAGTGGTACCGGAAGGCGTTGAGGACGCGGCAGATACCATAGACGGGGGTTTGTGGCGTCGCCGGAGCCGTCGACCACAAAGGCGACCTGCCAGCGCTCGTTGAACCCGACGTAGTAATAGTTGGCCGTGCCTTTGTTGTCCCAGGTCGTGCCGCTGGCGACGATATGCTGGACCTCCGAAAGATCGGAGACACGGTAGATGTAGATGTCGTTGGTGCCGGATCCTGCGGTTTGCTTGATAGCGATCTGGTCCGAAGCCACTTTCATGCGCTTCGACAGCAACGGATCGATCTGACTCAGGCTGCCGGCGAAGGAATTGACCTTCGACCGCAGCAGTGTGGCGAGGTCGGGCGTATAGACGTACACGCTGCCGGTTGTCGTCTCGATGACGACGGAATCGCTCTCCTCGTCGTAGAAGCAGGCGCGGGCACCGCCGGACAGACCGGTGAGCGTCACATCGGCAGGAGAGGCACCGGTCCCATCCCAATTCAGTACCGCGATGGTGGATGAGCCATTGGTGCCGTAGAGACGCGACGGCGACGCGCTGAGCGATTGCATGCGGCTCGCCAGCGGAACCTCGACCTGCCAGTTAAGCCCATAGCCCATGCCGACGTTGGACAGGCAGCTGAACGTCAGATTGGTATCGTTGTAGACGAACAGGTAGTTGACGCCACCGAAGGTGATGTCGTCCATGCAGGTCATGACCGTTGGGCTTACTGGCCCGACCCCGACGATGTCCTGCTCAAAAGCACCTGTGGCGGCATCGAAAACGCGCATGCCGGAAAACAGGCTGTAAGTCACTGCGACCTTGTTGAGATCGGTGATGTGCGCGCAGAAGGCGTCATGCGGTAGCGTGTTGAGCGAGATGACGGCGGCGCCCGGCAGCTTCTCGATGTAGAGGGTGGTGTCGTACGCATTCACGTAATAGTCGCCAGAGCAGTCCGTCTGCCATGGGCGTGCCCCTGCCGAAATCGGCGACACACTGCTTGTCGCAAGGCCCTGCGCTTGGGTGATCTCGCCTTCGATGTTGGGGACGCGAATGCCGAATTCGTCGAGCGGCAGGTTCTTGATAACGGCATAGACGATGCCAGGCCACGCCGGGACGTTGCCGGCGCCACGATCAGCCTCGATATCTGGGTCCGGTTTCTGAGTGTCGGTGCCGAGATAGATGGTGATCGAGGCGCCCTTGGCGACGCCGATGCCCTTGCCGCCATGCGCGATGGCATCGGCCAGCGCTTCGGCGGAAACGTCGAAGATCAGCTTGTCGTCGGCCCAGATACGGGTGATGCCGGATGCAGGACCGTTCCAGGCGAAGGCGACGGCGAAGGTTGCCGTATAGCTGTAGGTGGTGACCTCCGGACCGAGCGCCTTGCCTTGCCTCTCTTTCTTGACGTGCTCGTCGACGTGATCGCCCTTTAGCCAGATCACGGCGCCGGCGGTGCGGTCGGCGCCGTACCAGCGGGTGAGCTGCTCGCCATACTTTGAGGTCTGCGCCTTCAGGCTTTCGGCGCGCGGCCCCTTGATCTTCTGCGGGAAGAAGTAGGCGATCGCGAGGTTGATGCCGACACCGACGGCCGTCGTGACGATTGACCCGAGGAGGCCGCCGCCCACAGCGGCGCCCGCAAGCGGTGCTATGAAGGCCATTTCGGCCTCCAGAGCTGGAGCGGCGGAAACTGCAGGCCGGTGTCGACGACGCGCGAGCCGTAGCCCAACGCCTGGATGACGCGCGAGGGCCGGCCCTCCTCGACCTCGGAAACGATCGCCATGTGCAGGGACTGCGTCGTCTTGAACAGCACGATGTCGCCGATCTCGGCGGAACCGACGCGATCGCAGAAGACCTCGAGATACGACCTCGCCTGCGGGTAATATTGCAGCCGGCCGTAATCGGCCTTCATCGGCACTTCGAGACCGGCGGCGCGCGCGGCAAGCACGATTAGCCCGACGCAGTCCATGCCTCGTTGCGTGCGGCCCTGGTGCACCCAAGGCGCGCCGATGAAGCCGCGCGCGGCGGCGACGAAGGCTTTGGCAGGCGTTGCGACTGCTTGCATTTTGACCTATTTGTGTTCGTGAGGTGGCGGCGTGGAAAGCAGACACGCTTGCAAGGCTAGGATTGCAGACAGCGCCCTTAAGAGCACCGGGTCCGTAACCCGGAGGATTGGGGTTGGGCGTCCCATCGGAGGCACTGACCTAGAGGCCACCGTAGCTCATAAGATGACGCCGGATTAGCGCCCGGCCCGCCTCTCAGGATTAAGCCTTTGTCAGGCCTTCGGTGCGGTCGCGGTGATGTTCTCGCCGGCCAGGAAATCGAACCCACGGTAGCGCAGCGTCAGGGTGCGCGAATTGTTGGCGTTGTCGTGCTTGCCGATGCAATCCTCGACGCGCCTATGTCGGCAGCCCACCAACGCCTCGAAGGTGTCGCCGAACGCGATGTCATCATAGGCGGCCTGATGAAGGACCAGGGTCCCGGCGCCGTTGTCGGACTTCACCTTGCGGATGTCGCCTGCATTGGCACCGGTCTGGAAGGTGATGAAGCCCTCCCCGTAGTAATCGGCGGCGACGCTAATGCCTGTGGCCACGATGGTGCTGCGATCCGGCGCCGAGGTCACCGTTCCGACGAGCCGGCGCGCCCGGATCGCCTTCCACGTCACGGTGCCGTCGACGACGGTGCCACCGAGCGTCGCCGGCCATGTCGGTTCCGATGCGCCGCTGGTGCCCGCCACGGTAGCCTTGAACCAATAGATGCCGCTGCCGGTGAGTCGCTTGACGAGATCGCCGACGGCATAGGCATGCGTCGTCGCCCATGCATTGGCGCGGGTGGGGATGCCGCAGTCGCCGTCGCCGTAGCTGTTCTGGCAGTTCGCGGTCAGCGTAACGCCGACGGGCTGCTCAAGCCGCTTTTCGGTGCCCATGAGCTCCAGCCGGGCGACGAGGCCATTGATGTCGGACTGGCCGAAATCGTAGGTGCAGTAGAACCACGGGTTGGCGAGATTGGTCGGGATCACATAACCGATGGCGATGGTGGAATTGTCGAGGGCTCCACGGCGGATCCTGTCGGCGGTAACATCGGTGCCGAGATTGATCTTGAACTCGCGATCGTCGATCGGCGCGTTGATCTGCGCGGAAAACGCGGAGAGCTCGTTGAAGCTTGTCGGCGAATAGGTGACGACCCCGGCGCCGCGTAGGTCAACCGAAAGTGGCTGATCCCAGTCGGTGAAACCGATCTGATCGCCGTTCGGCAGCGTCCAGAGGACCAGTGTGGCGAGCTCATAGGCATCGGAGCCGATGGCGGCGAGCACATCGGCGGGAACGGTGCGACCCGTCATCAGATCACCTCGATCAGGGGGATCGACGGCACCGAACCGACGCGGAAGAACTCCATGACCTGAGAGAGGTCATTGGTGTCGAAGCGGACCTTTTCGTTGAACCAGAACCCGGCGGTCACATTCTTGAGGTTGGCCGGTGCGTGACCGGCAACGAAGGCCACGGCACCCGTTTCATAGTTGATGACGTAGTCCACTGCTTCCGTCTTGAGGACGCCGTCAACTGCGATAAGAGGCGCCGGGATTGTCGAACTGGCGACCATCGGGAGGTAGATGATTCGATCAATCGCGATGACCGTGTTGTCGACCTTGGTAACCTTGTATTGCTTCTTCAGCTGGAAATTGAGATTGGAACCGTCACCGACACCGATCAAGGCATCGGTCATTGAAATATTGTCGGCAGGCTTGCAGCTCTTGTAGTCGAGCAGGTTTTTGCACGCGAACGAGTGTTCCGGCCCGTTCATCACTTCGAAAAGGGAAAGGATCTCGTAGACGTCGTTTACGGTCCGAATGTTCTTGGCGATGTTGAAGCGGCGCAGCCGGCGCGACCGCTTCGATTTGCGCTGTTCCTTGCCCGAGGGACCTCGAGCAATATCGACCAGGCTGACCGGCGACGCCTCGGTCCCTTGGGAGACGGAACCTGGCACGATGACGTTGTAGAAGGTCATGCTGTCCGGTTCACTCGCTCGACAGATCTCGCCGTCTTCGCCGCGATCTGGTTTTGACTCGCCGGCGCCGCCGGGTTCTCTCGGAAGATGAAATTGTTGGTCTGGTTGATCGTCGCTGGCTGATCATTCGAACCGGTGCGACGGCCGCCGGAAGAATTGGCAGCGGCGGGGAAATCGCGAGGTCCGCGACGGAGCCGAAGGCGATCAACGTAACCGCCATCGGCATACCCCATCAGGCCACGACGCATCCCTTCGACGACGCCGACGCCGCCGGCGCGGGCGATATCGCTCTGGCTCCAGACGATTTCGTTCCTGTGGACGATGCCGGCCGGTTGGTGGCGTCCGCCGGCCCCGGTGAAGCCGCCGCTGTCGAAGAGCCCCCAGGATCCGGACAGGATGTCGGAGGTCGCCGCTGGCGAGATCGAGTTCATGAAGCCGAGCGCGCCGGCGGAGCCGCCGAACATCCCGGACAATCCCTGGAACCAACTCGAGCTGCTCGTCCCCGGCGTCAGTTGCGAAAGCAGGCTCTGGCCCATTTCGCTGAACTTCGAAATCAGGTTCTGCGACGCGCCGCCAAGACTGTTGAGCGCACCACTAGCCGTTGATGCCGAACCGCCAAGCTTCTGCACATTGGCCGTGAACTCATCGACATATTTCGATCCTGTGGTGCCGAGAACGTCAGACCGGCCGGCCCCGCTCGACAGCGGACCGCCTGTGAACCATGCCGAGGCAGCATCCTGCGGGTTGCCGTACTTCGACAGATACTTGCCGAACTGCTGCGAGAAAATGGCATCTTGCGCGGCCGGATTCGACATGAACTCCGACTGGGACATCGGCTTGCCGAAGGCCTCTGTCGACCATGACGGCAGATTACTCCGCATGATCTGATAGGCGCCAAGCGCCTGATCGCCGCTCTTGAGCATCGGGCCGAGTGCCGAATAGCCGCCGCTGCCAGCGCTTTCGATCATTTTGATCGCGCTGGCATAGGTCGACATGCTGCCGGTGAGACCGCCGCCTAGCGCGCTGGCGAAGCCGCCCGCCGGCGTGAAGATGCCGCCGAAACCATTGCCGATGGTGCCGAAGGCGCTGTCGATGCGGCTCTGGATATAGTCTTGCGACGATCCGCCAGTGCCGAATGCCTGGTCGATGCGCGACTGGATATAGCCCTGGGTGGCGTTGTTGTCGTTCGCGGCGCTACCATAGCCGAGGATGTCGGAAAGCGTCGTATTGGCCTTGAACGAGGAGCCACCAAGGAACGAGTTGATGGCGTCGAGACCGGGGATTCCGCCGCCACCGAAGCCGCCGTTGACGAACACCGTGGCAGCTTGCACCTGCATGGTGCCGACGTTCTGGCTGGCCCCACCGACACCGAAAAGCTTGCCGAGGAATGAACCGCCGCCGGTTGCACCGGACTGCTGGCCGGAGGCGCCGCCGTTACCAAAATTCAGCAGTTGGCCCAGCAAACCAGGGCTCGATCCGGCCTGAGGGCCGCCGAAGATCGAGTTGAAGATGCCGTCGAGACCTCGATCGATCAGCTTGTCGGCGATCTTGCCGAGCGCGTTGACCGCGGCGTCCTTGAAGCTATCCCACAGCGATTTGCCCTGGCGCAGGCCAGAGAACATGTCGGTGAAGAAGCCCTTGAAGGTGTCCTTCGTTTCCGACAGCGCCATGTTATAGCGCATCATCTGCGCTTCCATGGAATTGAGGTCGATCGGCAGCCCAGCGCTCTGCAGCCGCGACGCGATCTGCGCATCATCCGAGTTCATCAGGATCTGCTGACGTTCGAACATGAGATCGCGCTGCAGCGTGGCGTGCGCGATGGCGTCGGCCTGGTCGGAAAGCGCTGCGGTGTTCTTGCGCATCGCCTCGGCTTCGGCACCATAGATCGGGATACCGAGCTGCCTGATCTGTTGCTCGGTCCGGGCGGCCTCGGTGGCGCGGTTGCGCGCCAAGGTGTTGTCGTTGATCGTGCCGAGCTCGGTTTTGCCAAGCTCGATGTCCTGCTGCTGTTGCTTGATGGTGGCACGCGCTTGCTGCAACGCGATCAGCTTGCCATATTCTGCGGCTTCCTGGCGGATGAGATCGACGGACTTGCCGTAATACTTCTGGAACTCCGCTTCGCTCGTGATCCCGTTGCGCGCGGCTTCCTCGCGGACCTGGGCGAGCTGCTGGCTCTCAAATTTGGCGGCTTCGACGGCGGCCGTCGTCTTCCCGACCGAATCGGCGTCCAGCTTTGCCGACGCTACGGTCTGGAGGATCGACCGTTGGCGCTGGTCCTCCGCCTCCTTCAGCTGGTGTTCCGCTTCAAGCAGGGCCTGCTTGCCGGCGAGATCGATCCGGTTCGACCGCATGCCGGCGGTTTCGTCCGAATTGAATGTGGCGCCGGCTCGCGCCCGTGCAGCGGCGGCAAGTTCCTGTGGTGACTTCGCGTTCAGCGAGAGCTGATCGGCGGCGAACTGGCGATCGGCGCGGTTCTTCGCCGCGATGGTGGCGACGTCGAGCTCGTCGCCGGCGGCGCCCTTCGGCAGGATGCCCTTCTCGGGCAGCCGGATCTTGCTGAGCTTATCGAGAACATCGCTGGTCTTCGAGATCTCGCGCCAGGCTTGCGCCGCGGCCGTGGTGATGCGGAGAATCTTATCGGCGGTGCCCTGCAGACCCGGATTCTTATCGACGACAGCCTGGACGTCCTTTTCGAAGGTATCGAAATCGGGATGTCCCGCGCGGACACCGGCATTCACCTTCTGAATGGCGTCATTAAACGGCCGAAACTCATAAATGGGGCCATAGCTGCGCCCGGGTACCACGTTCCGGGTAAGCTGACTAAGGGCATCGAGGCCTTCTTGCCCCGCCGACTTTCGAAGATCTTCATTGCTGATGCGAGCCTCGGCCGCCGAGGCATCCTTCGACTTCTTGCCGAAATCGTCAGCCTTCAGCCCTGCGATGCCATAGGCGTCGGCGATATCGCTGATCGCTTGCTTGTTGCTCTTCAGGGCATCATCGAGCGATTTCGCCTTATCGCGGGTAAGGAGGTAGAAGGCACCGGCCGCAACGGCTGCGGCGCCGAACCCAGTCGCGATGAGCCCCGTGGTGCCAAGGAAGGCGACCGTGGCCTTTGTGGCGTCGACGATACCGGTCTTTATGCCGCTGATGCCGCCTTCGGAACCTTGGACAAAGGCACCAATAACTTGCGCGCCTTCCATTTGCGCGACGCGGCCCGGCCCCATCCCGGATGCCAGCGCCTGGAATGCGTTGATCCCCGACGCCTGGAGTTCCATCCGGCCGATGCGGTTGAGACGAAAACCTCCGCCTGGTGCAGGGGCATCCTCAAAAACGCCTGCAGACGCTTGAGCAGACTTCACCTGCTGGCCGATACCGAACCTCGCGTTGAGATCCTGCTGGAAGTAGCCGCCGGCCTGCTGCGCCTTCAGCGCTGCGATCTGATCGATCCGATCGAGTTCAGTCTCAAACACTGAGGCGGCATCACGAGCGCTCTTCCTGATACCACCAACGAGGCTGGCATCGAGATCGGCGCCAAAGTTCGCACCAATCTGGGTCGCCTTCAGACTGGCGATCTCCTCGAGTTGCGCGAACTGCGCCTGGAACACCGAGGCCGACGCCTGTGCGCTACCCGCTGGCGTCGCGGAGACGCCCAACACGGTGTTGACCTTGTTCTGGTTGGCGGCGGCGGCCTGCCGGCTGTTCTCGGCAGCCTGCGCGGCGCGTGCCTGATCGATGAGGGCGGCGGTCTGACCTTCGATCTGCACATTGGCAGCCTCGACGGCCGCGGCAAGCTGAGCCTGACCCTGCGCCATCAAAGCCGACGCGTCTGCCGTCAGCCCGAGCTTTTGGCCCATGCCGACGAGCAGCCGGGTGGCGCCGTCGATATCGGTCTTGCCGGCCTCCAGCTGCCGGCTGATCTGGCGGAGGCCCTGCTCGAAGCGTTCCTGGCTCTTATAGCCATCTTCGTAGAGGCGCTTCAGGCGCGTCAGCCCATCGCCGGCCGCACTAACCTTGGTGTCGGCTTGGGAGAACGCGGCGCCCAACGCCTGCTTCGACGCGATCATCTCGCGATCGGCCGCAGAGATCTGCTGGGCGCCGGTCGCGTACTTCGAGGCGTCGATTTCGGCACCGACACGGAGGCTGTCTAGACGGGTGGTCAACTCTCAGCCTCCTTTCGCTGTTTCGCCTTCTCGACGGAATAGCTGAGCCATTCCGAATCGATTGCGGTCATAAAGATGTGGAAACGGTCGAAGGCCTCGCCTTCGATGCCGTAGCGACGCGCGAAGGCGTCGTAGGCGATGAACGTGATCGGCAGTTCGCCGCCGCCATCGAGATACTGGCGATCGAACCTGAGCACATTCCAGGCTTGCCAGTAGAATTCGTGCCAGAGCTCCTCACGGGCCTCATCGGGCCGGCGAGGGATCTTGGACGCCGGAACCTCGTCGGGATATTCCTTGCGGAGTTCCGCAAGCCAGTCCGCATGGCCTTTCCACTCCAGATCGAAGCGGAAGGCCGCTACTAGTTTTTTGCGGCGGCCTCGACGAATTCGACCTGGCGCTTGCCGACGCAGTTGGCGCACCACCAAACCATAGAGCGCACCGTACGGTGCTCCTCGGCGGTGAGAACCGATTGTACAATTTCAGGGGAATATTCCACGTCTAGGCCTCGCCAACCGACGAGCAGATGCTCAGTCGCAAGCTGGCCGTCCGAGCGCGCCTGCACATCAGATGGAACATTGCCATCGGGATAATCCTGCCGCAGCTTTTCCAGCGCGGCCTGACGTGCCACCACGAAGGGCGGATAATTCGTGGAACGGACATTGAAAGCGAGGCCAGGAACCGGAATGCCCACGTTCGGGCGCTCCGGATCGAGGCCCGGCCAATCTTTGATCTCGATCCAGTCGCCCTCGCGTTCCTTCTTGAGGTCGGTGGCGAGGCTACCGAGTTTCACAGTCATGTCGGATATCCTTTTGTCGGGAAAGGGTGGCGGCGGGTTCCGACAACCCGCCGCCGTCTTGCGCAAGAACTCAACCCGCGTGTCGGCGCGGGGTCTCGGTCATTCGTAGTATTCGAACCGGTCCAGGAGGATGTGAGCCTGCGTCAGGCTGTCGTAAGAGGCCTCGCTGGTCAGCGGCAGCTTGGTATCGGTGTTCTTCGCCGTCGCGTTGGTCTGCCCCTGGGTGTAGGTGAGGCGCGGGAGCGCCCAAACCATCGCCTGGCTGTTCTTGGCGATGCGGATATTGATGTTTGTGGCGACGCCGGAGAACAGCTTGGCCAGCAAGGTATCGCTGCCGAAGAACGTCGACATCGCCACGGTGGCGTCGACGGAGCCCTTGCCGATGTCTTCGGGGCCGACGAGACCGTCGGAGCGGATACCGCCGATCATGCGCAGGTTGTTCTTGACGGTGATGTCGACCGACTCGATGAAGTTCGGGCCGCCGATGACCGTTCCGTTCTCAGCGATGCGGCCGACGTTCACCGCGGCCGCCATGATGGCGTTGGTGGTGGCATCGTCAGGCGACGAATCGAGCGAGGTCTGGCTTTCCGCGCCGGTCAATCCGGCGAACGTCATCGCCCACTTCGCGATCTGCTTGGTGGCGAAGTTGAAGACGCCCTGATCGACCACCATGCCGCGTTGCGCGATATAGGTTGGCACCGACTGGTCGAGGAAGCCACGTTCGAGGGTCTGACCGAGCGTCAGCAACCCGTTCTTGATCGTATCACCGACCCAGACCTTGACGGTCTTGCCGGTACCTGTGTCGGTCGTCCAGCCCGTGGGCAGATTGTCGAGCGTGAGCAGATTGGCGGCGATCGCGATGATGCGAGCCCAGCCGTTGCAGGCCGCGGTGGCGAACTTGTCGCCGGTGGCGGTGCCGCCCATCTTGACCCATTGGCCCACCTTGAGGCCGAGCGTGGTGAAATCGAGCGACGTCGACGTCAGACCATTTGCCGCTGCAACGATGTCCCCGGAGGCACCCTGGAAGCCGACGACCTTCATGCGGGCAGCAGCTGCAGGAGCTGCCTCATCAGTGATGCCGGAGCCTACAAAAGCGGGAACCGTAGCCGATCCGGTCGTGCACTTGAACACGCCGTTGTTGTTGGCTACGCCGAAACCGCTGAAGCGGACGAGATGCCCGGCAACGAAGGCATCCCCGGTGGTTACGGTTGCCACGGTGCCCGATGTGGCGATCCCGGTGATGACGCTATCCGCGGTACCATCATTATCTCGGAACGGCGCGTTGCTCCAAGTGTTGCAGAAGAGCGATTCCAGCCAATCGGAGAACGGCGATCCGTG